ATCGCCCCTACAAGTTGTACCAAACCCTTTTTTCTGGTACCATCACCCGATGACAGACCTAGTTCCTGGGAACAATGACGACAAAGAAGACAAGCCGGACCGCTATTACCGGTATATGGACGACAAAAATCGCATCCATGTCGTAGATATCCTTACTGGTGATATTGTGCGCACCGCGCCAGACTTTGAAGCTGGACTCGTGCCGGGGCAGAACATGTCGCCGGTGTATATAAAGGGGAGCTCTAAGTTCTGGCATTACAATGAAACGTACAGGGATATCATCTGCCAGAAGGTGTCGGAGGGGATGTCGCTCAGTCGTATCTCTAAGCTACCTGGTTTCCCGTCTACGTCCATCATTGCTAAGTGGCGGATCGAGAACCAAGAGTTTGAGGAAGCATACAGAGCGGCTTGTAGAGCGCGGGCTGAGAGCTACGCGGACCGTATAGCGGACAGTCTGGATGAAACGAGGGAGCTGACTAAGGATGAGATACCGGCGGAGAAGCTGTACACGGATAAGCTGAAGTGGTTGGCTGAGAAGAACGATCCGTCACGGTACGGGAGTAAGAAGACGGAGGGGGAAGGTCCAGCATCCGTTAGCATGGTCATACAGACGGGAGTTCCCTTGGAAGAGGAGCAGCCGGTAACGATAGAGGTACAGAAGGAGAACGAATGAACAAGATAAGGGAAAGAGTACTTGACGACCGTAAGGGGTTTGTCGCTACAGGTGAGGACCAGCAGATGCCTATTGAACAAGAGCTTGCAATGCTCAAGGGAGAGGTATTAAAATTGAAGAAGCGTCTTTCACAGTCGGATGACTTTCACAAGAAGCAACGAGATACGGATAAGATCAAGCTGAAGGATGAGAATTTATCTTTGCAGAAAGAGGTACGTAAGTACAAGAAAGAGAATGATAAGATAAAGAAAGAGATGAAGGAAAGTAGAGAGTAATGGCTGGCGGAAAGCATTTCGATTTCTTTGAACTGTTCAGACAAGAGAACGGGCGGTTCATTACCCGAATTGATCACATAGATGAGTTTACAACCATTCGGGGACTCGCGGCTCGTGGGTCGCTTGATAGTGATGCTTCATGGCTACTCGAGAGGACTATTGTCGAGAACGGTATCATCGTTGAGGTGGAGTATGCTAACGATGCACAGTTTACGGAAGTGTGGGACAACAGACTCCTATCCTTTGGTCCACCGGCGAACGGTACTGGAGCCGCGGCAGGCGATACGAATTTCTTCATACCGCCAACGGCTGTGCCAATCTCCAATGCGGCGTGGACCGCTATGCCCACGGTAGCTGGGAACAACAGACTTAGTCTGAACATACAGAACAATACAGGGCAGGAGATTAAGGTCAACAACGCTACTCCTGCAGGATACGAAGGGATGGTCATCCCGGATCAGGGTGAGAGGATCTACACGATCTTCCCCAAGACTACGGCGAACGCGACTCATATCGTGTATGCGAAGAGTGCGGTGTCGGCGGTCACGCTTGATGTGGAGGAAATTCTGCAATGATGAGAGGTAGAGCGTGGCTTTAGTTAATTCCGTACAGGGACCTACTCCCTGGCGAAAGATTAAGGGGATACTACCTGGATCGACAACGACCAATGTAGATACAATACCTTTGGCAGATATGAAGAGCGTAAAATACTTTGTTAGCTTTTCGAGTTCTGCTAATAGCGTTTATAAGAGTTTTGAATTAAACGCACGTAACCATAATTCGGTAATTCGTGATACAATATCTCACAAGCAGAAGACCGGAGTTATGGACGTTGACGTAGAGATGAAAGTAGACGGTACGAATGCGGTTTTAGAAATAATTAACAATGAAACATTCGACTTGGATGTCGAATTAATACGAGGAGTGTTAAATGGCTAGAGAAGGTTTTGGAATTGAGAAACTTCTTCGCATTGAGGCGGAGAACAACGATTCGGTTAATGTAGAGATACTATTTGGTAGTGCTGCACCTGGTGCAGACGGCGGAGAGCAAGACGATGCGCCACTTGGTTCACTATACATTAGACAGAATGGTGCTTTATCAACATTGTATCAGAAACAAACTGATACTAATTTAGCGGCTGACTGGATTGAGAACGGAAGTTCATCTATTACAGTTGGTGTTTGGAGACCGGAAAAGGTTTCTGTTTTAACGGATGATATCCAGGGTGCAGGTGTACGTGATATCGTAGCATCACCTTTTAGTGATGACGATGCACCTGTCTTAACGATATCGGACTTTGTTGTTGGTGAGTTTATTATCAGTGATGCTGATGGTACTCCAACACTTTTAGAGATTACAAACGTAGCGTCACCAAACGTTACCTTTGCAGTAGCGTCTACGGCGTTATCACAGGATGATACTTTCTTAATTAGAAATTATCTACCGGATGCACCTGGATCTCAGGAAGGTCAAGCGATTGCCAACTATAACGGAAGTGTTATGGTTAAGATCGGGGATGTGGATTGGGACTTTGCAACCGGAATAAATATTTCCGGATCGTATACTCCCGCGTCAGGGAACCCTGATTCAAACGATTCAGTAGAAAGTGCATTAGAGAAAATTGATGGAAACGTTGATCAACTAACAGCTGCAGTTGGTGTCGCTCAAGGTGACGGAGATATGGGAACATATACCGGCGCTTTATTGAATGATAATGAGTCGGCGAAGCAAAACATCCAGCAGCTCGAATCCGAAGCGGAAGCTAGTAGAACAACCATGGGTACTGCCGCTGGCGATACCGACATGGGGACATACACCGGAAATTTGCTGAATGATAATGAATCAGCCAAGCAGAACATCCAACAATTGGAAACTGCTGTAGAGGCTTTACAGGATGAGGTAGGCGAAGTCGGTCCTGCAAACATTCCGCAATCTACACCAACTACTGTTGATACAGTTCTAGTAGATGAGTGTCAGTATGCTGAGTGGGAAGTTGTGGCTCATGACATTGGTGATCCTACTTCAGTTAAAAGAGCTAAAGTTTCTGGGTTCCATAATGGACACGCAGGAGCAGATGCCACTAGCGTTAGTGATAGCGTTTTTGATACCAAGAGAATTGGATCAAACTTTAACCTACAACTTAGTGTAGTTTTAGCTGGTGCAGCCGGTGCCCAAACTATGGGACTACAGATTGAAACTTCTGATAGTGATGGTATTAGATACACCGCTAGAAGAACTTGTGTATTGGCATTGTAATGACGATTAATGTTACTGAAGCATTCGAGTTAGAAGAATTTGGTTTATCTTTCAAAGATGCTGACGGTAACACACTTTTTTATTTAACTTTTGGTAATGGGAGTCCGGTGGGAACACCGGCTCCTGTTCCTACATTATACATCCAGCAAGAGAATGGCTCTGTTTGGAGAAAAGTAGATACAGCTGATAGCGATTGGCAAAAACTAATTGAAGATAGATTTATTGATAGAATTTATCCTGAAGATGTTGAAGTGCCAGCAAACAAGTTCACTGTATTACACGACGCTTGTTTTACTACTGGTAATTTAATCTTGGAAGGGGAGGCAATTATACTATGAGTTATATAGAGTTTCAGAAACAGAATGAACCTGATACACCCGCGAGCGGGAAGCTTAGGTTTTATGGGGATCTTAGTACAGGGGAACCATACTACAAAACGGACGCAGGTGTAGCTCAAAGTTTAATAGGTCCACAAGGTGATACCGGACCACAAGGTCCACAAGGTCCAGCCGGAAACGATGGAGCAGATGGGGCACCAGGTCCTGTAGGTCCAGCCGGTCCAATGACTGTAGACTTTTTTAACAGCAGAACAGCTACAGTTACATTACCCAACTCAACAGCTAAACAAACAATTTATACAGATAACGTTACAATTGGTGCTACAGCAAATGTGTTTCTTTTAGTTTCGTTAGCATCTAGATCTTACAGTGCTAGTAGTGATATGGAATATGATATCGAATTTGATGGCAATGTTATACAGCCAGAATACATAGAAGAACATAAAGATAGTAGTACCGCCCAAGAAAACTGGAGAATGGCGATGCTTGACCTCGGTAACTTAGCAGCCGGGACTTACGTTATGAATTTACGTTTTAGTAAAGAGAATACAGGTGGTACAGCTCAGATCAAAGGATACACAACGGCAGTAGTGAGGTATACATGATAACAACAAGTAGGACATTAAATGTTCTAGACTTAAACAAACTAAATGTAGAAGCACAGGCTCACAACGCTAAAATTCTATATGTAGTTAAAATTGACGATGATAATCTAAGGTTTACTTTATCTTCAGCCCTAGACGCAAGCGAAGAAACAAATCTCGACACATTTCTTGCAGCCTTTGTGGACGAGGATCCTGAACAAAAAATACCTAAAATTTATGACTATATAAAGGCAGAAGCTAAAGGGAAACATCACCATAACATTGACTATAAAAAAGAAGTCGTATCCGCTTTAATTCCAGTTAGAACAATTGTTCAAGGGGAAGTTCAAAAAGTTGAGTGGTATCAGTCTCTTGACGGTAGTAATAACCCTATAAATAAAATTATTGAAGTTGATGTTGTTTATACAAGAGATGCGACAGGGTTTGCTACTTTTAGAACAACAACTAGACGATGGATTAATAGAGATGAATCTTTCAACGATGAGTCTAAAGTAACGATGAAATACTACTTTGTTAACCCCGCTGAGATGATTATAGAGGGAACAAAAAGAAGAAAGCTATTAGTTGATAGTATTCAGATACCAGTTCTTACTTTTATGACAGAAGCATTAGTACCTCTGGGCTACACACAAGACGCGGTTGTACTAAAAGGTAGAGCCTTTCTGGATGATTATGACGCTGAATTTAACAGGTTTGTCCATAATAGCTCGTCTATTACAGACCCAGCCGATCCTGACTTTGGACTAAAAAGTATCGTTGTTAGGATAAGAGATGAAGTAAATATTGCCTACACGGAGTGGTTAGACTTGTCTTCTCCAAGTCTTGGCGGGACAACAACTATAAGACAATACTTAATGAATGAGTTCGCAATTTAGGGGGAGTAATGAAATGGCAAAAAGGAACAATGATTTTTATAGGGATACTAATAGTAGCTATTGCAGCATGGGATGTGTTCGTCCTGGTAGATGGTGGTACAGAATCTAGTATTTCACACGTTATGATTGTCTGGGCTTATAAGTACCCAGCCTTTCCGTTTGTTATGGGGTTTGTAATGGGACACCTTTTCTGGCGTATGAAAGAAACCAGCGAAACAGCTGCTGTTACACAGGAATCTAAAAAGTAGGTATGGGTGAAGTTAGAGCATTCAACACAGGATACCAGCCGAGACCGCTACAAGCGTTCTTGCATAAGCACCTTCAAAGGTTCAATGTCCTTGTTTGTCATCGCCGTTTTGGAAAGACTATCTTTACGCTTAACCACATGCTTGCGAAAGCTCTACAGAATACAAAGAGGAATCCACAATATGCCTACATCGCACCGACCTATAGACAGGCGAAACGGATTGCGTGGGATCCTCTCAAAGAATATGCTCGTAAGCTCCCAGGGTTCAAAGAGAACAAACAAGAACTTACGATAATGATAGAACGAACGTGGCTACCAGACCCGGACACGATCAAAATAATGTTACTAGGGTCTGATGATCCAGATACTCTAAGGGGGTTGTATCTTGACGGAGCGGTTTTTGACGAATTTGCACAATGTGATCCTATCGTATGGGGTGAGGTCGCTCGTCCTGCACTATCGGATCGTAAGGGTTGGGGCATCTTTATTGGGACTCCAAAAGGCAAGAACCATTTCGAAAAACGTTACAACATGGCATGTGAAGATCCTCGTTGGTTTACTTGTATATTTAAGGCGAGCGAAACAAAAATCATCGACGACGAAGAGCTTGAAGGTATGAGGATGGAGATGGAGTCAGAGGAGTATGAACAAGAAATGGAATGTTCCTTTAACGCTGCAATAAGAGGCGCTTATTACGCTTCAAGAATTAACTTAATAGAAGACAAGGGTCAGATAGGTGACTATCCATATGATCCAGGTGTTCCAGTCGATACCTTCTGGGACTTAGGTATGGACGATGCGGTAGCCATCTGGTTTAGACAAAGAACTAGATCAGGAGACTTTCGCTATATTGACTATTTCGAAGACAACGGTAAATCAATCCCTGAGTTATGTAAGATGATCAAGGATAGAGAATACGCTTACGGAAGACATGTAGTTCCGTGGGATGCCAACACTAGAGAGTTAGGTACAGGCGAAACAAGAATAGAAATTTTTCGTAAACATTTACGAGGAGTAGAAATACAGAAAAGGCAAGCTGTTGAAGATAGAATAGCAGCTGGTAGAACATTAATACCTATTTGTTTTTTCAACAGAGACACAACCCAAAAAGGGTTGGATGCATTAGTTAATTACCAGAAAGACTGGG